AGGATCGACATCACAAGGCAAGGGCAAGGCAACCAAGGGCAGGATGAGGGCAGCGAGCCGGAGGGGAAGGGCAAGAGGAATAGCGGGGGTCCCTGCGCTCAGGAACTTGAACCACGCCCCCGCCCCTTCGCCGCCGCCTGGGAGTCGATTACCCTGTCCGACCACACGCCGTTTTTGACGAATGGTGTGGACCCGTATACAGGATGGGACCCATGTGAGGGGTGGTGGTTGGGGTTTCTGCTGGTTTCTGCTGGGGGTGGTAGGGTGGTGGGGGGGTGGTATGACCATTTTTGTCGCTGACGCATTTGGGAAGTAATTTCCAACAAGTGACATTTTGTTGTTGCACCCGGTGACTTTTTGCGTCATATTGGTCTGCATGAGTGACGAAAACAGTCAGACGGTTGTCGCCCACAGTTTTCCAGACTCCGAGGAGTGCTGATGGCGAAACTGAACGGTCGTGAGACTCGGGAGGAGACGAAGGCCAGATTGCAGGCAGATGGCCGCTGGGGGGCTTTCCTTGCCTGCCGCGCGGAGCATCGGCAACGGGGCAACACGCCGGCGGAGTCTCACCAACTGGCCCTATTGGAGTTCCCACGGCCGGATGCGGTGCCCACGGCAAGGGTGGAGCCCAACGGCGACTGCTTGCCACCCAAACTGGCTGCTGCTCCGGTCCTGTTGAGTCCACAAATCTTGTACGTCGACGCCGCCTGTATGCCGGTTGAGGCTTCGACGTTCGCTCAGAAAGCTCCCTCCCATCAGTTGCGGGATGATGTGGAGTGGGTTCACGAACACCTCTGCATTGGGGGACTCAAGCCCTCCGACTGTCCGTCTTCTGGGGCATGGAGCATGTTGCTGTGGGCCCGGAGGGACCCGGCGAACCAAGCCGAGTTCTACAAGACCTTCGTGGCGAAGCTCCTCCCCGCCAGGTCGGTTCTGGACACTGAGGACAGGTGGTATGATCAGGGACGGGAGCTTTTCAGGACGATTGACAAGTTGCTCACCTTCGGACATGAAGTTCTACCCGATGGTGCCGAAGCCGTTGGAGGCGAACCTCTTCTACCGACGTAAGGTCCTCGAGGCCGCCTACGACGACCCGGACATGGCACTTGACCTGAAGCACATGTGTGCTCAGGACCCCCTCTTCTTCCTGAACGTCTTCGGTTGGACCTACGACTCCCGCATCGTCGCCCACCCCGAGTTGCCCTTCGTCACCTATCCGTACCAGGATGAGGTGCTCCTCGAGCTTCTGGCCGCTGCGGGCTTCGTTGATGGCGTGAAACCTCACGACATCGCCCTGGACAAAAGCCGTGATGGGGGGGCCTCCTGGCTGTGCGTCGTGGCCGACGTGTGGTCCTGGTTGTTCTCCGACATGGTTTCCTTTCTCTGGGTCAGCCGGAAGGAGGACTTAGTCGACAAGCCCCAGGACCCCAAGTGTCTCTTCTGGAAGGCCGACTACTTGCTGGGTCAACTTCCCGCCTGGCTGCGTCCGCCTCTGGTACGGACTCATCTCCATCTCTTCAACGCCCAGACCCAGAGCACCATCGACGGCGAGAGCACAACGGGTGACGTCAGCCGCGGCGACCGCCGGACGCGCATCCTACTGGACGAGTTCGCCAGTTTCGAGGACGGGTTCGCGGCTCTGGCGGCCACCGCCGACTCCACTGACTGCCGGACCTTCAACTCGACTACCAAGGGTACGGGCGTGGCCTTCTACGCCGTGAAGACCAACCCTGCCATCAAGAAACTGAGACTTCACTGGAGCCAACATCCTCGCAAGAACCCAGGACTCTACACCTCCAAGGACGGCGTCCTCGAACTCCTGGACAAGCCCTACGGGTTCCCGCAGGGCTACCCCTTCATCCTGGATGGCAAGGTCCGCTCTCCCTGGTACGACGCCGAGTGCATACGTCGGGCATCACCTCTCGAAGTGGCCCAGGAACTTGACGGCGATGACCAGGCTGCCGGTAGTCCCTTCTTCGACATCCCCGTGCTGACGCGGCTCCGTCAAGAGACTGTCCGACCGCCACTGTCCCGAGGCGAACTTCACTTCGACGCCACCGGGAGGCCCGACAAGTTTGTGGAGTCGCCCGGCGGGCTACTTCTCCTCTGGACACCGCTTCTTGCTCCCGACCTCCGACCGGCTCAAGACCGCCCCTACTGTCTGGGTATCGACGTGTCGGCCGGCGCCGGGGCGTCCAACTCCTGTATCTCGGTAGGGGATGCTTCCACCGGCCGCAAAGTGGCCGAACTGGCGACGCCCCATGCCGCTCCCGACCAACTCGCGGTCTATGCCGTCGCCCTGGGGCGCTGGTTCGGCGGCATCATCATCGACGACAACCTTCAACTCGAAGCCTTCATGGCCTGGGAGGGAGGTGGCCCGGGAGACATCTTCGCCATCCGCGTCCTGTTCTTCGGTTACCACAACGTCTTTTACCGCACTGACGACCAGGACGTAACACACAAGGTCGGCACCAAACCCGGGTGGTTCTCGACCCTCGATACCAAGCAAACTCTCCTGGGCGAGTACCGCCGGGCCCTGGCCGCCAACGACTTCATCAATCCGTCCCTACAAGCCATCACCGAAGCCGGCGAGTATGTCTTTCTCCAGAACGGTGGCGTCGGCCATGCCCGTGAAGGGACGACCGCCGACCCGTCCGGCGCGAGAAAACAACACGGCGACCGCGTCATCGCCGACGCTCTCTGCTGGCGGGGAATGCAACAGCAACCCAAGAATGTTGTTCCTAAGACTCGTATCCTCCAGGGTTCGTTCGCCCATCGCCGTTTGCTTCGACAACAAGCTGTTGCCAACTCTCGGGAGTATTAGAACATGGCTGGGTACGATGGTCCTAAGTTGAAACGGCTACGGGAAGCCATCCAGTACAGCCGTGCAACATTAGAACCGTTCCGCCGCAAACAACGCGAAGCCGTGAAACAATATGTTGGTTCTAACTACTCCGAGGACGGAGCCCCTCAGCGTGTGCCTATGAACCTCATCGAGCTCGCGGCCAACATCTATCTCCGCCATCTCGTGGCTTCCTGCCCGCAAGCCCTGGCCGTGACGCCGCACCGCCAACTGAAACCCCAGGCGGCGACCTTTGAGTTGGGCCTGAACCATCTCATCAGGGAAATCCTTCTCCAGGCGACCCTGGAAGAGGTTGCCCTGAACGCCCTCTTCGGCATGGGAGTCATTCACACGGGCCTGGGCATCTACGGAGATGTGGAGATCGAGGGCGTCACCCACGATGTCGGTCAGCCCTTCGCGGACGTGGTCGATGACGAGGACTGGGTCTTCGATGTGCAGGCCCGCCGCTACGAAGCCGTCCGCTTCGCCGGCCACCGTTACCGTCTGCCCCTCGACTACGTCAAGGATTCGGACCTCTTCACGAACACCGAAAACCTGAAAGCGACACACCTGTCGTCTCCCCCGGACCGGGGAGAGGAACGCACCAGTGAAATCTCTCGGGGAGCCAACCCGCAGATGGACCAGGGCGAATACCTGCCCGAGGTTGAGCTTTGGAACATCTGGCTCCCCCTGGAAAACCTCGTCCTCAGCCTGACGCTCGACAGCGAGGACGGACCCCCGATACGCGAGGTCGATTGGGAGGGCCCCGAGCAGGGCATGTACCGTCTTCTCGGCTTCTCCAAGGTGCCAGGCCAACTCATGTGCCTGCCGCCGCGAGCCCTCTGGACAGACATCCACGAACTCACCAACCGCCTGTTCCGCAAGTTGACCAATCAAGCCGAACGGCAGAAATCAAACCTGGTCTACGGGGCCAATGCCGCGGGGGATGCTGAGCGCATCGTAAAAGCGGCCGATGGCGAGGCAATCCAGGTGAACAACCCGCAGGCCGTGAAAGAGGTCCGCTGGGGCGGTGTCGATCCGGCCAACCTCGCTTTTGTCATCCAGGCCATACAACAGTTCTCCTGGTTTGCCGGCAACCTCGACGCCCTGGGCGGTTTGAGCCCCCAGACCGAGACAGTCGGCCAGGAACGGCTTCTCGCCGCCGGCGCCAGCAAGCGCATCCAGTACATGCAGGACAAGACCGTGAACTTCGCCACGGACGTGATCCGCGACCTTGGCTGGTATCTCTGGTACACCCAGAACATCGAACTGCCACTGGTCAAACGCAGCGGCGGTGTCGACATCCCTGTCCACTTCACGCCGGACCAGAGAGAGGGCGACTTCCTCGACTACAACCTGACCATCGAGCCCTACTCCATGCAACGCCAGTCGCCAGCGGAGAAGTTGCAGGCCATCGTCAACACCGTCCAGACCTTCATCATGCCCGCCCTACCATTGCTGCAAGCCCATGGCGTCATGTTGGACATGCGGGCCCTGCTTCGTATCATCGGGAAGTACGGCAACCTGCCCGAACTCGAAGACATTCTCATCACGGGTCAACCCATCCTCGAACCAGGCGGACCCGTCAATCCTGCACCCGCCCGCCCGACCAACACCACCCGGAGGTACGTCCGCGTCAACCAGCCGGCAGGCACGAGGCAGGGGCGGGACGCGGCCATGATGCAAACTCTTCTCGGAGCAGGCGCCCAGGACGCGGACATGGCCGGATTGATGCGCATGAACAGCGGAAGGAGTCAGTGATGTCACCAGTCTGCCCCGAGCACAGCGGCGTTGACAAACGGCTGGACAGCGTTGAAACGACTCTCAAAAACATCCCTGCTGCCTTCGACGCTGTCTACGGCCGCATCTGGAAAGTCCTCGGCCTCATCATTGGCGTCATTGTCGTGCTCGCCCTTGCTGGAGCCGGGTACACAGCACACGTGGCCGAGGGTAAGGTTTCCCGTTCTGAGTTCGACACTCTGAAGACTGAAGAAACCGAACTTCAGAAGGCCTACCAGGACACGCGAGGAGCCGTCATCAACATCGAGGCGAGTCTCCGTGAGATCAGGAACAAGTTGAACATTCCTCCGCTGAACCAATCAGACCGGGGGACCAAGTGATGCCCGTCTACTGTTACCGCAAGGTTGGAAGCGGCGAACTGGTGGAGTTCTACATGACACCGGACGAGATGCAGGCCCGTTCCGACAACGGGTTCATCACCCTGGACGACGGGAACGAGGCCGTCCGTGATTTCCAGGCGGAACATGCACCCCGGAAACGGACGAGAGGCGAATCCTGGCCCCTTGAATCAGAAGCGATGGGAGTCCACCCGGACCAGATTCCTGAGATGAAGCGGCTCGCCAAAGAGCATGGCGTGCCGACCGACTTCACGCCGGATGGTCGGGCCATCCTGCGCAGCCGCGGACACCGCAAGAAGTTCGCGGAGACCTTTGGATTTTGGGACCGGAATGGGGGTTACGGAGACCCACAGAGGAGGTAGTGATGGCAATGTTCGCAGTACTTTCCGTGCTGTTGCTCGGACTCATGGGCCTGGTCCTTCGCGCGGAGGAGGACGAAGGGGGCACAACGGCCACGACTACAGCCGCACCTGGCGAACCGACCCCTGAACAGGCCGCTGCAGGCCAACTTGACATCCAAGAACCCAAGGCGGGTTCCCCGCCTTCAGGCAAACCCGCGGAGGCACCTTCCCGCGAGCCCACCGACCAGCCCGCCGCCGATGAGACTCCCGGCGTTGACGAGAAGCTGGTCAACAAAGCCCTCAGCCTCGGTTACACCGAAGAGGACATCGAGGCCTGTGGCACCGAAGCCAACCTGCAAAGACTGGTCGGGCTGGCCGAGGGAGCGCGCGACGCCCAAAACCGCGCGGCACAACCCCCGGCAACAGTAGCGACCGTTCCGCCGCAGGCACAAGCAGGCCAGGGGCAACCATCGTCAGCCGGTCCGTACACACCTTTCGAGTTGAAACTCGATGAGACCAACTACGACGCCGGCTTGGTTCAGGCCTTCAAGGACATGAACCAGCACTACGACAAGCACATGCAGTCCTTGGTGGCCGAAGTGGAGACCCTGAAGAAGGCAAAAACCGAAGCCGAGAATGACACTTACGTCACTCTGTTCGACGGTTTTGTCGAAAAGTTAGGCAAGTCATTTGCGCCCCTACTCGGGGAAGGAAGCGGACGGGACATGAGCCAGAACTCTCCAACGTTCAAGAACCGCGTCCGCGTCCTCAATCAGATGACGGCCATCGAACAGGGTCGGAAGGTCATCGGGGCTCCTCCACTCACCGAACAGGTACTTTTCGAACAAGCAATCAACAGCGTGTTCGCCAAGGAGTCGGCGACCATCACCCGCAGGGAGTTGGCCGCCAAGCTCCGCAAGCAGAAAGGACTCCTCACTGTTCGGCCGACCGGGCGCCACGCCCAGCAGGCAGGAAGCCCGCAGGACCGAGCGCTTGGCTTCATCCGCGGCAAACTCGATGAGATCCGCGGCGGCCAGACGCCGAATCGTGACGACGAAACCGTCCCCGAGTAGCAGGCGAAAGCGCTGGGGAGGTAACCAGCGATGGAACTCACTGTAGAACAGATACAAGACCTCGTCCTGGGCACGCAAAGGGAACTCGGGAAGTTGAAGTGGACGGACATCGCCACCGACCTTCAGGAGTTCATCGCGTTGCCCCAGGTGTTGCAGAGAAGCAAGGTGGAATTCCAGAGCGGTCAGGCCATCCAGTTCAACGTGATGACCGGGACGACCGGCTCCGCCCACCACACCGGGTTGTTCGGCATCGACACGGTGAACGTGACCGACGTCATGCAGCAGGGGAGCGTCCCCTGGCGCCATTGGACCGCCGATTACGCCTTCGACCGGCGCGAATTGGAGATCAACGACGACGAATACCGCGTCTTCGACCTGATCAAGGTCCGAAGGACCGGGGCGCTCCTCGACATGGCGAAACTCATGGAGGAGGACCTGTGGAGCAAGCCTGCTGACTCCACCGACACCTTGATGCCCTTCGGCGTCAGGTACTGGTTGACGGGATCCGCAACAGCGGCCGGTGGCTTCAATGGCGTTGACCCGGTGGGCTTCGCAGCCGGACGTGCGGGACTCTCCTCGACGACCTTCCCGCGCTGGGCCAACTACACTGGCCTCTACGCTGTGATCTCGAAGGAAGACCTGGTGCGGCTGATGCGCCGGGCCGCCCGGTTCACCAACTTCATCAGTCCGGTGCCTCAACCCCAGTACGCCGAGGCCAACCGTTCCAACACCTACGGCATCTACACCACCTACGCCGTGGTCGGGCAGATGGAGGAACTGCTCGAAGCGCAGAACGACAACCTCGGCAACGACGTGGCCTCCCGGGATGGATTCGCCCGCTTCCGGGGCAACCCCATCATCTGGGTGCCGTATTTCGAGACCAACGCGGACATGCTCGCCCACAACCCGGTGGTCGGCATCAACTGGAACACCCTCAGACCCGTCTTCCTCAAGGGTGAGTACATGAGGGAGGACAAGCCGGCCGTGGCGTCCAAGCAGCACACCACGTTGGAGGTCCACATCGACTGTTCCGGCAACAACATCTGCCGGGACCTCCGGCGGAACTTCTGGCTCCAGACCGCCTAACTGTCAGGTGGTAGGGGTTGGTAGCGAACAGCCGGTCGCTGGCTAAGCGACTCTACAAAGGAGCATCACATGAGCGAAAGTTTCATAGAACACATCAGGAAAGCCCGCCTGTACACGAGGAAGGTGTTCTTCACCGGCATCACCGCCCTGGTGAAAGGCCAGGGCCTCTGCTACGACCGCGACTACGCAGTGCCAGTCACTGGCACCGCGGCCGATGCTGAAGGCCGGCGAGACACCTTCGTCGAGCTTCCGTCCGCCACCAACAACATGTGGTTCGCCGGCGTGACCCTCCAGGCCTATCCGGCGCGTGTCGGCGGGCAGGTGGTCACCATTGCGATTCCCGGCAGCGTGGTGGAAGTGGCCGTAGGCCTCAACACCGTGGTGGATTCCACAGTCCTCACCTGCGCCGCCGGCGGCCCCGAGCCCGGCATCTTCACCCGCCAGGGCTTCTTGGGACGCGGCACCGCAGTAGCCCTCCAGACCAGGGCCAGCGCGGGCACCGGGGACGTGCCCATCGCGTCCTCACTCGATGGGAGCGCCAGCGTCGGGGCCGCCGACAAGACCCTGACCAAGACGGCACTCTTCACCAACGCCGTCGTGGGTGACAAAGTCGTCATCCTGGCGGGGATGCGGACCTCGTCTGGCGCTGCGGCCGTGACCCCAGGGGTGTACACCATCGTCACCCGCACCAGCGCAGACGTGGCGGTTCTGGATGTTTCCCCCTGCGCCCAGATCTCCAGCGTCGCCGTCTACGTCTACCGGGCGACCAACGCCTACCCGACCTGCCTCTGCAAGTTGCTGGAAGGCAAGGAGAGCGGTCTGCAGCAGACCGTGGCCGCCATCGTCAGCGCTGAGGTCAGTCCGGCCGCAATGGCCGGTGGCACCACGTATATCGTGGGAACCGCGACCCTGGGCGGTGCTGGCGTCTACACCTTGGCGGCCGCGGCTGGGGCCATCGAGGAGAAGCAGATTATCCTCGTGGGCACCCTCACGACCAACGGTGTCGCCATCACCAGTGCGGCGATGGACGACATCGGTCTGGCGGCGGCTCCGAGAATCCACGCTCTCGCTGCCACCTTCATCCTGCTGGTCACAACGGACTGGTGTCTGCTCCGTTGGGCCGGCGCCAGATGGGGCGTGGTCTGTGGCCAGGGTACGGCACCCGCTGCCTAACCTTGGCTTCGATATGTTGCTTGGGACTGGGGCTCGGGGCCGGCTTCGGCTGGCCCCGAGCACCGCCTTGCTACTGCGGTGAGTAGCCCCGGCTGGGGCGGTTTTGGGAAGGGGTGGAGGTGAGGTACTACTTGGGGCCGTGGGAACTCCGAAATGACGTGGATGGTACTTGCTTCCACGCCCCGGAGGGCACTGTCGGTCTCATCGACCTGCGCGGGGACTGCACGAAGGTGGGCTTCGGCTTTTTCGCTACGGAGAAAGAACTCGGGTCTGATTATCTGCTCTTGGGTAGCCAACTCGACGAGCCGGTCAAGTCAGACCTGGCAAGCAAGTGGGCTTCCGCCCTGGGCGTGGACCGGCTGTACGGGTCAACCGTCCTGGCCTGTCTTGTTGAACTCCTCGGTTCCCGCGCCGACCCGGAAGGTGGGGTAAGAGCCAAGCCGCTTCTCCCCAATCATCTCGGCGTGCTGGAACTCTACCTCGGCGGCCATTCCCGCGTCTGG